GAATCAGATCACAGCGGCCTTCTCGAATGCATGGATGATGATACAACCAGCTTTGGCGAACCTGCAGATGGTATTCGGCCAGCTGGTAGCAGTGCTGGGGCCGCAGCTGGCAGCCCTGGGAGCAACCATCATGTCGGCGTTTGCGACAATCGGTGCAGCCGTGGCCGCAAACAGCGGGGCGTTCAGCACCTTGCTGTCAGCCATTGGAGCTGTGGCCCAGGTCCTGGGTGGCGTCCTGATTGGGGCGTTTATTGTGTTTGCCGAGGTAGCCGTCGGGGCGGTAACGATGGCCGTGAACGTCATCGCGTCTATCATCACGGGACTGATTGGCATCATTGCCGGGGTTGTAGAGGCAATCACGGGCGTCTTGGCTGGTGACTGGAGTGCGGCGTGGGACGGCGCAAGCAACGCTGTTTCTGCTGCATTCAACGCCATGGCCGGTATTGCGTCGGCCGTGGGCGGCGCGATTGTCGGCACCATCCAAAACATCGTTTCAGCTGTTAGGTCGGCCGCGAGTGCCATTTCTGGCCTGGGCAGTGGCGGTGGCGGCGGTGGAGAAGAAGTCGAGGTGGACAGCAATGCCCGCGGCGGCATCTACCGCAAGGGCGCATTCCTTACGACATTTGCCGAAGAGAGCGACGAGGCAGCCATACCGCTGGATGGCTCTGCGAGGGCAATAGGATTATGGCGCATGGCAGGCAGAATACTGGGGGTCGGTGGCGACAAGGATGAGAATGTAGGCTACCAGGAAGTCCCGTCGTATGCAAGGACCGTGAACCAGATTAGGCCACAAGCGCCAAAGGCCGTGACGAGGACGGCCGTGGAAGAATACCGCCCGGCAGAGCCGCCGCCTGTGGAGGCCATACGCGAAAGCGGGCAGCGGACAATAATCCGGCCGAATGAAGAAAGAGAGCGAGGTGGCACTGGAACAATAGAACCGCCACCTATCAACATTACGCTGAACTTTTACGGGCAGGAAGAGCCGCACAGGGTGCGCCAGGCCGTTTTGGACGCTGGACGCAAGGTGCAGAAGTCCTTTGCCGAGCAGATGGAAGCCTACAAGCGAGAAAGGGGGCGGCTGGCTTTTGAGTGAGTACACGACCAAGAGCGGTGATACATGGGATCTGATTGCTTACGAGCAAATGGGCTCCTGCGACTATGTGGCAAAGCTGATGGATGCCAACCGCGCCTACGTAAATACGGCGATATTTTCGGCGGGGGTAGTCTTGACAGTTCCGGAGATACCGGCAGGAGAGACGATATCCACCTTGCCACCATGGAGGCGATAGGATGAAAGCGAGGACAGCAGCTGTCTACTGCATGTATGACGGGAAAGACATCTCGGCAGATCTGGCGGGCTTCCTAAAGTCTTTTTCAGTGCGGGAGGTACTGAGCGGCGAGGCAGACAGCGCAGAAATAACCCTGGAGGATCGAGAGGAACTCTGGCAGGGCGGCTGGATGCCGGACCGCGGGGCAATCATGACTGTCACGCTTGGCGTAGGCGATTGGGAGGCATCCGGCGATAACCGCACGCTCCCGCTTGGGAAATTCGAGGTTGACGAAATCACGAATACTGGCCCGCCGAATGAAGCGAAGATCAAGCTAATATCCATACCGAATTCGTCCAACCTGCGCAGCGTCGAGAAAACGCGGGCATGGGAAAAGGTGAAACTGTCGCAGATTATCAAGGATGTGGCCGATGGCGCCGGGATGGAAAGCTATTACGATGCGGATGACGATCCCATCCAGGAGCGTGCCGAGCAATCGGAGCAAACGGACCTGTCTTTTCTCCAGAAGCTTTGCAAAGATGCCGGCCTGGCGCTGAAAGTTACGGACGAGAAGATCGTAGTCTTCGACATTGCGAAGTACGAGCAAGCGGATCCCGTCATGGAGATATGGAAGAACCAAGTATTGTCTTTCGACTGCCGCACAACCATCCATGACATCTACAAAGCGTGCCATGTCAAGTACAAGCACTCGCAAAAAGACGAGTTGATCGAATACACATTCACGGATCCGAAACGGAAAGAGGGGCAGACACTGCAGGTGAACGAGAAAGTGGACTCACTGGAAGCAGCCGAGAAGATGGCAAAGAAGAAGCTCCACGAAAAGAACCTGGAAGAAGTTTCCGTGTCACTGACCATGATGGGGAATTTCGCCCTGCTCGCCAGCAACACCGTCCAGCTCCATGGATGGCACAACTACGATGGCAAGTATCTGATTACGCGCAGCACGCATGACATCGGAAACGGCTATACCACAAAGATTGACCTGAGGAGGGTTATTGATGGCTACTGACGTAGAACGAGCCCTGCGCGGCATGGTGCGGACTGGCACAGTATCGGCGGTGTATCCAGAACGCGACACCGCGCGGGTGACATTCGATGACAAAGACGGAACGAGCAGCCCGGAACTCCATATCATGCATCGTTTCAGCGGGAAAAATAAAGACTACTGGGTGCCGGACATCGGAGACCAAGCGGTTTGCCTTTTTGCCAACAACGACAAGAATTTTTCGACCGGCTGGATACTTGGGTCGTATTTTACCGACAAGCAGCCGCCACAAGTTGCCAGCGCGGACGTGATGCGGCTGGACTTTGCAGACGGATCGTATATCGAGTACGACCGTGGAAGCTCCACGCTGACGGTAAATGTGACGGGCGCCATCATTATCAAGGGAGCAACCATCAATTTGAACTGATTGTGCCCAACTTGGGTACGGGAGGTGGAAGCAATGCCGGCGGCAGCAAGAAAAGGAGATCAAGAAACCGGAACGTGTGATTTGGGCTTACCGGACTGCCCGCACAGTCGCACCGGAACAAATGCCGTGGTGTCCGGAGATGTGTTTATCAACGGATTGGGAGCGCATCGGAAAGGCGATACGGGCCCATGCAACTGCCCGCATGGTGGCACGTTTGCTACCACAGGAGGCTCGGGGACGGTATTCGTCAACGGGCGGGCGGCTGTCCGCATTGGTGACGCCACAACATGCCAGAGCTGCGGCAAAGGTGGAACGCACACGACAGGGAGCGGAAATGTGTTCATAGGAGGGTGATCATGTCATTTCTATCGGGGATATCAGGGAGCTACCAGAAGAAGCTGGCAGCCGGACTATCCATGTTGCCGGGGGATTGGCGCGGGAAGCTGTCATCTTGGGGATTGTCGGCACCAATCGGCTCTCTGGGCAGTATTGTTTTCGAGGTGTCGAGTCGCAAAGTACGCACATTCCGCGACCTGAAGCGGACGCACAAAGCCAGGTTCGCGACGCATAACTTGATTGGGAATAAGCCGATGCTGGAGTATATAGGCCCGGATGTGGCAGAAATCACCTTCACGATGCAGCTATCAGCGTCTTTAGGTATCAATCCGACGGCGGAGGCTGACCGAGTAAGGAACTTATGCGAGTCAGGCGAAGCCATGTATTTTGTGCTGTGCAATCAGATTGTAGGGCAATATCCGTGGGTCGTCGAGAGCGTAGGGGAGTCAGTCGATACGATTGACAATAACGGTCGCGTCATCATGACACAGATTGATGTCACGCTGAAAGAATACGTTCCGTCATCACCGGCAGCAGGAGCAGTGCAAGGAGGGGTATGATGCAGCTGGACATTACCACGGAACAGCAAAATATCAATTTTGCGCCGAAAGGTACAATGGAAGAAGTAGCCCAGAATGTACGCATGATACTGACTACGTTGAAAAAGACCGTCCCGATGGACCGGGAGTTTGGCGTAGATGGAGAGTTGATTGATTTGCCGGTAGCCGCTGCCCAGGCGCGTATGACGGCCGAAATTGTCGATGCGGTACATCGGTATGAGCCTCGCGCGCGGGTGGTGTCTGTCGGATATGAGGGCAGCGAGCAGGATGGAGAGCTGCAGGCGAAAGTGAGGATTGAGATTGATGGAGCTTAAAAATCTGCCAGACATCACATTTGCAGAATCAGACCCGCAGACGATCGAGGGAAACATCATAACGACCGTCGAGGGGCTGCTTGGGCGCAAACTGGCCCG